GGCATCGGAGCAGGTTCAACCCAGGGCATCCTTAACGTTCTAGCAAATGCTGAAGGAAGTGGGATTGGCGGGGCAACGGCTCAAGCCATTCTGGATATATTAGCTGAAGCGAATGGAAGCGGTATAGGTTTAGGTTCAACTGAAGCTCTTATCAGAGTATTGGGTGCTGCCGCTGCTAGCGGAGAGGGATTAGGTACAGCAGAAGCATTATTAGAGGTAATAGCTGAAGCCGCAGGTGAAGGCATTGGTTCAGGACAAGTACAATCTTATGTTATTGTACTTGGCAATGGTGCAGGTTCGGGACTAGGAATTGGAACAGCTTCAGGATATATCCTTATTTCTATTGAAGGGATGGGGATGGGGTCAGGTATCGGGGAAGCATCCGTTGAGGCTCTTGTTGTAGTTAATGGGTTCGCTTCTGGGTTGGGCGTAGGGACAGCATTAACGAATGGGGATGCATGGTATATGAAAAGCACTAGAATACCCCTGGCTAGAATAGAACCGATTGGAATACCCCCGACTAGGATACCCCTTTATAGGGAGGTTAGAAGATGACAGAAATTGAGAAGGTAAGGCTCTTAATCAATGATAAGACAGTTCCCTATCATTTTACCGATGCGGAAATTCAGGCATTTCTTGATATGGGCGGTTCGGTTCTTTTAGCTGCTTCTTATGCTCTTGAGAGTTGGGCTGCTGCATATGCTGCTAGTGCTGATAGTGAAAAAATCGGTGATTATGCCTATACACAGAAAGCAGTTAGTAACATGATAACTCTGGCCAAGAAGTACCGAGAGGAAGATGAGATGACACCTTATATGACATGGGCGGAAATGGACTTGTCCAGTGTTGGCGAGACTACGGAGATGGGTGAATGACTTTCGACACTTTGTTAATTCACACGTGCGACATAGGAAAGCTTAATCAAGGGGTAGCAGATGATTATGGGACACCGGCAGAGACATGGCCGTTATCTTATACAGACGAACCATGCCGTATAATGAGTGTTACTGGGACAGAAATTAAAGTCGGTGCAAGAGTAATGATAAGCAATTGGAAGCTGTTTGTCGATGATGCCGTGATAATAGACGAACAGGATAGGGTGAGTAATTTGAAGCTGAGGTCAACCGGTGCTGTGATTGATGCTTCAACCTATGAGGTTATACTGGTTCAGCCAAGAAGTGATGGTATAACCCAGCATCACAAAGAGGTATTTCTACAGAAGGTAGCTTAATGAGGATAAGGATAGAAACGTTTCTCAATCTAAAAACCGATGAGGCTAAGGCTAAAGTGGCAAAAGCTGCTAAGGAAGCAATGGTAGACGCTGTAGTGGCTATAGCTCATGATGCCATTGAACTCAGTCCCGTTTTGACGGGTAACAATAGGCGGTCGATTAAATATGAAGTCGGGCCTGGTGAAATTGCCTCAAAGGAAACAGAGGGTGCCGTCTATTCAACTTCTGGCTATGGTGGATTTCTAGAGACTGGAACGGTTAAGCGTTCGGCAACTCCGTATTTTAAGCCCGCACTTGATAAGAACATAAATAAACTACCTGAAGGGATAAAGGCGCATTTAGAATAATGGCTATAACAGATACCAATACAATCATAAGAACGCATTTATTAACTTGTACTACGCTGACGGCATTAGTGGGTACTAGGATATATTGCCCTCGATTGCCCGAAAATGCTACGTTGCCGGCAGTAAGTTTCTTTACAAGGGGCGGTACTTCTACGCCTTATATCCCAGGAATAGTCAATCCCAGTGTCCAGTTTGACTGCTGGGCGGAAGACCCGATAGAAGCAAGGGAAGTTTATCGGGCTTTATACGACAATCTACAGGGGATACAGAATGTTGAAGTCGGGGCTTACGATATTATGTCGGCAATAGAGGAGGTGCAGGGACTTGATTTAGTTGATATTGAAATACCGAATTATTTCAGGGTAATGGTCTTTTTTAACGTGATGATTAGGGCGGATGTATAGTTTGTATAGGTAGGGCGGGAAAAACGCTCAGATTTTGATTGTAGAGCTTCTCAGGGTGATTATAAGTCACCCTTTTTTATTAAAACACAGGAGGAAAACATGGAGGAAAAGGAAGTCAAGGTAGAAGTAAAGGAGAAAAAGCCAAAAGTGACGCTGACTCCAGAACAGTTAGCATCACGGAAATTGGCGCATGAAATCAAGGTAATCAAGTTTCTTGCAGGAGGTAAATTTTAATGGCTAAGATAATATCGAATGTTTTAACGGGAGTAGCAACATTAAAGCTCGGTTTGACGGAGAACAAGGCTGAATGGTCTGACGAATATGTAATATCAGGCTCGCACTCGGTTAAATTGTCTAAACCTGCGACGGGTAACTATGGAAGTACCCATGTCCAAATCATCCCAACAGGCAATGCTGCTGCTCAGACGCTAGCCGACTTTGATGCTCAGGCATTAACATGGGGTTATGACTATAGGCGGTCAGTAACTGCTGATGTGGCATGGTGGATTGGGATGGAGTGCCGATTTTCCGACCCGAATAGTAATAGTTGGGTCGATATAACAACTACGGCACCTGTGGTAGCGGGAGATGGCATCTGGGCTACCAGAGCGTTTAACGGGGCTGTAGACACTTGCTATTATGGTGGCTGGTCTGAATTGGACGGCTCATTTTCCAATTTTGTGCCACAGGTAATTACTGGTGTAGCTGCGGATGTCGCACTTAAAGCACCAAATCAGACGGCTGTAACGCCTGTTGGTACATGGCTATTAACACGAGTCAGGTTAGAGTTGTGGGAAACAGCCACAGAGCGCCAATGCTACGTAGATAATATCGTAATTGACGGTGTAACCTACACGCTAGAGCCAGGTGAAACAGGAACCGCAGGTATTAGTTTGGATGGATTTGATACCGAGATTGGCTATACAGAAGATGGCGTAACAACGGAATATTCTGCCGATATGGCTGATATTGAAGTCGAGGAGGAGACTTTCCCGATTGACAGGGTAATAACCAAAGAGACAGTGAATGTTACGTGTAATATGGCGGAGAGTTCTTTATTCAATATAGACAAGGCGATGGCTGGTAGTTTGCTATCAGGCAGTATCCTAAAACTGGGTGGCGGAGTAAATAAGAAACTCAATCTCATTTTAACTGGAACTAACCCTGCTGGATATATCCGCCAGATTTCAATGCCTTCTTGTACTGCTACTGGTGCAGTCGGAATGCCCTACAAAAAAGGCTCAAAAACTGTTGTACCGGTAACGTTCCAAGCCCTCAAAACTGCCAGTCATCCGGCCGTTACGATGGTTGACAACGGTGCATAAATCTAAACGTAGAAAGGAGATGACATGAAACGAACAGAGGAAGAGAAGATAACTCAATCCCCTATATCAGTTATGTTGGGCGGTAAGAAATACTATATCAAGCCTTTAGTTATTCGTGATTCACGTGTTTGGCGACAAGAGATAGCCAATGTATTGTCGTCCTTGCCCGGGTATACAAAGGTAACTACTGACGTCTTGGATTTATTTGAGAAGGCACTAAAGGCTATGCTGGTTATTTGAGAAGGCACTAAAGGCTATGCTGGTCGAAATGCCCGATAAAGTCATTGATTTGTTTTTTGCCTATGCCAAAGACCTGAACAGGGAAGAGATTGAGGCAGTGGCTACGGACAGTGAAATGGCAAGGGCGTTTGAAAAGGTGGTAGAGATGGCCTTCCCTTTAGCACGAAGTCTAGTGGGGGCGATGGGGACAGTCTCACAATAGGGGGAATATTTGAGTTTCTTCTATCCGAGTGGCATTTGACCCCAGAGTATATTGTCAATAATTGGAGCGATGAAGAGCTCGACTTGATGATGGAGAAGCTGGCTGAAAGGAAAATGGGAACGCCGAATACGGCTACTGTATCTGCCGAACAGCTTGCTGCTGCATCAGGAGGAGCAATTAAGGTGGTAAAACGTGGCGATTAATATAGGCGATGCTGTCCTTAAATTAGTTGGGGACAGCACTCAATTAAATCAATCCTTAGACCAGGCTAATAGCAGAATCGAACAGTCTATGCAAAAAATGCAAAGTGCTTTTCGCATGGGCGGTATGGCCATGACTGCTTTAGGTGCAGGTGGGCTTAAATTGGTAGGCTCTGCCCGTGAAATGAATGCTCAGCTAGGTCAGACAGCTATAACTATGGGTGTCTCCACCAAAGAAATGAGAGACCTTGCTCTAGCTACTACTAATGTTACATTTCCCCTTAAAGAAGTCATAGGGTCATTTGATTTATTGAGCAAAGCGGGTATTGAAAACACTGAAGTTATGAGGAAGACAGCCACAGCATTTGATACATTGGGTGACGCTACTGGATATGGAGCAAGTCAGGTTACTGACATTATGATACCTGCGATGAAAACCTTTGGGCTTAGTGCGGATGAAATAGCCTCAAAAATTGATATAATGACCTTCATGTCGAAGAAGTCTACTATGACCCTCGATGATTTTGCTACTATGGTCGGTTATACCACGCCTCAGCTTGTTGAACAGGGATTGACGATAGAAGAACTTACCGCTGCCTTGATACTCATGGAGAGAGAGGGTTATGCACCCGGTCGAGTTATGACCAGGGAATTCATGAAGGCTACGACCAAAGCTCAGAAGGAACAAATATCTCTCACGGAAGCACTGGGTTACACCAAAGAAGAAGTGGCAGCCCTTACAGGGGAAATGGAAGGTGTTGTAGGGATAACCCAGGAATATGCTGACGAAGCCAATAAACAGTATGGGATTATGGCTAAACTCAAGCAAAAATGGGAAGAGATTACATTAAGCCTTGGCTCGTTCTTGACACCTCTTGAACCTGTTTTGGCTTTAATGACTGCAATGGGTCCGGCCATGATGTTTCTTTCAACCTCAATGGGAATAGCCACTGTTAAGATGGTAGCTCATACGGCAGCTATGGTAGCTTTCAAGGCAGCTCAATTGGGTTCTATTGTTGTAACTAAGATAGCCACTGCCGTCCAATGGGCATGGAATGTAGCCTTAACAGCTAATCCTATCGGTGCGATTATTATGCTAATCACAGGTTTGGTGGCTGCTGGTATATTACTTTACAAGAATTGGGATAAGGTTGTAGCCAAGTTCAAAGAGGGCTGGGAAATATTCCAAGCAGGTTGGAAGTTCCTCAAGGAGAAATTCCTAGTTATTATAGAGAAATTTGCAGGTTGGATTAAATTCCTATCTGATAAATTCTCAGGATTAAAGCAGGTAATATTAGACTTTATCAAAAATGCTATTGAATGGCTATATGACAAAATGATGATGCTGATAAAGCCCTTTAAGTGGATGTATGAGTGGATTAAAAAAGTCATCCGGGGTAGCGGCTTGGTTGAATTGCAGGATGAATTAAAGAAGACAGGTAGTGATTTAGATATATTTGGGGGGAAGCTAAAAGGACAGCTTAGCCCGCTGGAGATGATAAAGGATGCTATAGACGGTGTTACCTCTAGCGCCAACGATATGCGCTCCGAAATGCAAAAGATGCAGCAAGCTCCCATTGGTGTGGCCGGTGAATTACCCGCAGGGATGGAGGAATATATCGGTGCCGGGGCGGCTTTATCTGGCAAGGAAGCTTGGCGTAGAGCTATGAATCTTAGCGCTCACATGGAAGCACAGGCTCTAGCCAGAATATCGGGTTATCTTGAGATGTATGAAAAGGGAACAGCATGGGCACAGGCTACGCCTGTAAGCAAGGGTGGTCTTCTTCCTGATATTCAAGTCCATGTAGATATGAATGTCGATGGAACTAAATTAGCTGAGGCAGTGGGCGAACCGTTGGTGGATTCGATTAGATTAAAAACGGGGGTACGAAATGGCTGATGAATTTCGTCATAAGGACGTAGTTGCAGGGACACTCTCCGAGGCAGAATATGAGGGTGTTGACCAGCATATATTCAACAATCAAGCTCAAGGCGACATTATGTTTGCCAGCTCTGCTACTCAGCTTTCCCGTTTAGGGGCGGGGACGGCTGGAAATCCCCTTGTAACTGGTGGCGCAGGGGCAAATCCAAGTTGGTTTACTGGCTTAGTTTGCTTAGGGAATATAATAACCATTGGAGCACCAACAGATTACATGGTTAAGTTTGATAAAACTGTACCTGGTATCTATTTTGGTGATGGGGCGGGTAATTGGAACGTGATGTTGAAGCGAGTTGATTCTTCAACAATTGGGGTAAGAGATTCTGGGGATACTGTTTATAAAGATTTCTACTCAAACGATTACTATATGGCGGGAAGGCTCATATTCCTTACCAATGGTGAGTCTCTTCGGGGCGTCAATAGCGATAATGCTTATTTCAATATTGAAGCTAGAGACAATGGGGTTGGTTTAGTAGAAGTAGCTAGGGCACAAGGTGCAGCCGACCCCTGGTTTGGATTGGGAGTAAATGGCGCAGTTCTCAAGGCAACTAGTGCTGGTTTGCTTGGC